AATTTGAGAAGCAGATACTGTGTTAGGTCTTAAGTCGCCAAGTGCTTGATCAAGAGCTGCTACGTTAATCTTAGTAGCAGTTACAGCATTAGCCGCAATTTTAAGCTCTGTTACTGCACCATTTAAAATTTCATTAAGAGAAATAGTAGAAGGGGGAACAATAGTATCTAAGTCAATAGCATTACCATCATCTATCTTCCAGCGATAGTCTGGAGGAGAAGTATTAACAGCAAACTTAATCTTACGACCACCTAAAATAAGGTAGTAAAGAAAATAAGTAGTACCAAAAGGAAATCCTGATAGATACCAAGTGTAGTCTGCTGGGTTAGTTGACTCAGTAGATGAGTTACTATTATAAATACCAAAGTAAGTCTTGTTAGTAGGTGTGTTAGAGAATCCAGTTCCTACGTTATCTGTAGCATACTTAACTTGTATGTATTGATATGTATAAGAACCAGGATCTCCTCCGGGAATATCAGGGTTAGCCTCTGTAGCAACAATACCACCATCTAGGTTTAAACTTAATTCATACAAGTAAGCATCAAGATCTTTATTACCCGTTATAGGAGGATTAAACATATATTACCTCCGATCAGCTGGTCGTACATCAAATGCAAGAGTAGTAAGTCTCCAATAGTCTGTTGATGTAATGTATAGATTCATTACACGACCATTAACTCGGGGATCTACTTTATAGCCTTGAGACTTTTGGTTATTAGGAAGAAATGTAAATACATCAGCAGACGTATATGTAGGATTATCTATATAATTATTCTGACCAAGTACTTTAATACTAATGCTAGCTGAACCAGATACTTTATCAAATATAGGGTATATAGAATTAATAATAGAACTACCAGTTAAGTCGCCTGTATTAATCTTTTTAGATACATAGGAATCATACGCTACAAATGTTGTACCATTGTACATGAGATAAGCATCATTTGTAATCAATGTTTGTGTTGAATTAGTTGTAAACAACAACTCTTGTTTAGCATAATTAAAAGTATTACTTACATTTTGTGGAGCATTAAAGGCATAAGTAACATTAGCTAATGTTCTTTTTGTCCATGTATTATTTTTATAATTAAATATCAATGCTTCAGTACATGTTGTTGCATTTCCTTTAGGATAGTTAATCCAGATTTCTTTATAGAAAGGATTACGTACAACATGAACTTTATTAGTGTAACTCTTATTAAGGTTACTAAAGAAATACTTTTTAATACGGAAGTCAGCAATAGACTCAATACTACCTGAACCATTATGAACATAAATATCATTACGGTCTACTACAAAGTGACTACCATCAAACTCACATACACAATCTGTATTAATAATACCATAAGACTTTGAGTATGGAGTTACTTTACTGACATTACCAATAGACAATATATTAATACTGTCTTCAGAATAAATAAACATGCTACCCCTAAGGTCAAGCATATCTAGTACTTGTGATGTTGAGCTTAACTCGAACTCATCTGCTGTATCTGTTGTAGCTCCGGGTTGCCATATTTGTGGTATGTTACCTGTAGGAGCTTGAGTAGAAACACGTACGGTTCCTGGTGCATATGTTGTTACACCACTTTCGGTTAACGTAAGGTTAGCCGCAACAAGAGAATAGTTAAGTGAACGGATTACTCTGGCGGTTACTGTAAGGCCAGCTAAGTAATTCCATCCGGGTAAGGGCTGAAAGGTAGAACCTGCAGTTGCACTACCATATAAACAATACAGTGGAGTTGTCTGACCGTTGTTTACTACAACAGCAAATCCACCGTTAAATAAAGTACCTTGCCAATCGCTATTGTTATATACTGCATCAGCAGAGGAAAACATACTAGATGAATTCCCTGCCGCATCTACCCTGACAATAGCCCCATTCTTAGCAAAAATATTATAACCTTGGTCTGGTCTTTTCCAGTGGATACCATAGTCAGGGGTAATAGCCACAGTCCTGTATGCCCCTTCACCCGTAATTGTTTGTACCGCATTGTCGTCAAAACGAACATTGAGTACATCTGAGAAAACGTTAGGAGGAACAATCAAGGGTGATAAGTCTGTATTGAGACCTCCCTTGCCTAGGTCTGTAATTGGTGTTGCCATGAGATATCCTTTTTATTACTATTAGGTACCAAGTAAAACGCATTCAGCTTTACGTCTTTTGTTAAGACCAGCCAATACTTTACCCCCACCTTTATTCCATTTCATTAACTCTACCTTAGCGGCTTCCCAGTCTTGTTCATTAATCTTTCGTCTTAATGTACTCGTTTGTAGTCTACCTACACCTAAGTTGTAACAGAAGTCAACAATAGCATTTAATTTCTTTTCATCTGTAGCTAGTACAGGACAATACCTAAGTGTTCCGGGTAAATAGGTATGATGTAATTCTTTAAGTAAAAGATCATAAGCCTCAGGCTCACTCATAGGAGGATCCTGAAGCGTTACTTTTCTACCGTCAGCATAATATGTACTGCCGTAACCAATAGTAGCTACATTAGCAGGACACATGTAAGGCTTAGAACTAAAGCCTTCAAAATGTTTACACAAGTCTGCGGCTATAGTTAAGTTCATAGTCCACGCTTACTGAGTGTACGATCAAGGAACCAGTAGTTAAGAGTACCAGAGACAAGAGCCGCAAAGTCTGCCGACATCATTACCTTAAATACTTCTACTGGCGGCATACCGTTAACCCATGAATTATAAGCTAACCATACATGGACAAATGACCACAGTGCTAGAATCCAGTATGTTACTACGGGTCGTACTGAGGCTGACAATGCGGCTACCCATCCACCACCAGCGGATTTAACCATTTCTGTTTGTTGTTCAATAGCAGACTGGAAAGCACCCATAACACCTACATCAACTGCTGCTTCACGTTGAGCACCAATCTCAGCTAACTTCTGTTGGCCACGTTGAGCTTCTAAGTCACATTGAAACTTAAACATATTAAGTTCATGACTACGCTCACTTTTTTTATCTAACCATTTAAGAACTTCAGGGGCTAGTCGAAAAAGACCGCCAAACACTGATCCTAAAATACCACCACTTAAAATATCTAACATATATTAATCCTTACATTTATGACACTTTTTATCTTCGTCATGAGAGAGTTTAACACCAGCTAATAAGCCAATAAATCCACCAATAATAGTTTGAAATGCTGGTGAGAGGAGTTTAAAGATCTCTGCATTATCAACTTCTTTGGCCCATAGACCGAGAACAAAAGCAGCCATCATAGCTAACACAGATAAACATAAAGTAAAGCTTACCATAAACGTTACATAGAACGTTAGTTTAGACTTAACGTCTTCCATAGACTCCTCCTTATGCGTAGATGTCAAGGGTTGGGTTGTTGATTTGTCTTGAGATTGTGACCTCTTTATTTTTCTTTTCATAAAGGTCAAGCTCATAGTCTTGAAATGCTTTAGTAACTCTTTTAATCTCTCTAAGAAGTTCTCTTTCAACATTTAATAATTCCATTTTTTTGTTATACAATTTTAATTGTAAGTTTGAGTATGTAGGATGCACTACGGGATAATACTTGTCATAACTATACAACTTCATTTCTTCTCCCTTTTAAGTGCTTCTTTATAAACATAAACAATTTTGTGTCTAAGTTCTGCGCTGTCTGCTGTTCCTGCCCATTCAGGTATATTGTTCCATATAACAACCATATCGTTACTTGAACATAAATCTTTGTGATTAATTAACCATTGAGACATCTGCATATGACGTTCTGTAGGGTTGTGTATAGTATAAGCTATACCATAAAATTCTCTTACGCTACACTTGTCCTCAGCAGATGATGTTAAGGCTAATAAAAGTATAGCTAAGAGAATCCACTTCATTTTAAATGAAGCTTATTATCTATTGCCAGCCATACAGCACCAAAGAAAGCACCAACAATAATTATTGGTTTAACTGCTCTGGCAACCCACTCAAGTACAATGAATGCACCTTGAGCAGCATTAAAAGCTTTAACTACTTCTTCTGTACTCTTATCCAGTTTATCTACTTTGACTTCTACTGCTAGAAGTCGTTCATATATTTGTTTGTGACTTACTTCATTATCTTGAGTGGTTTCTTGCATTTTATTCCTTAATTACGGCATCCTGAATGTCGTCAGGTTTCTTTTCTAGTTCTGTTTTAAGCAAATTAAAGAATGCTTCACGACCAACTTGAAGTTGATCAACGTTAAATCTAGCAGAAGCTAATTTTCGGTCTAAATCAGCAACATGGTTTACCAAAGTTTGTTGCTCCTGTGTCATGTCTTCAAACTGATACTCAACTCCGTCAATCGTCAATGGGGTTTTTGTGTTGTTGCCCATAATTTTCTCCTAGTGTGCCATCAAGATCGAGTGATGGCTTCTCGTTTTACCAAGGTGTGCCGCTTGCTTGTACAGGATTCTTCAGCAAAGCAATTTGAGCCGCCAAAGAAGCCTCTGTCGCTGCTTTGTCAACAGACTCCCACACCCATGACAAAACTTCAGCTTCTGTGAGGTTTGCATAAGGTACAGCAGGAGTGCCTTCAGCCCATGAGACTGTTGCGTAGCCAGAGGCAGAGTGTTCTCCGTCTACTGCTGTTGCGTTCCAGTGAACTACAGAGACATAACCTGTAGCTACGTCATGTTCCATTGTGTTGATCGACCAAGTTACAGACATAATTTTCCTTAAAATAAGTATGAAAGAAGATAAACAACACTACTCCAAAATGCCATTAAAAGCATTGCGATTGTGAGGTAGGTTTGTTTGTTTGTCATAGTCCTGCGTCTGCAAGGCGTTTACGGAGTGATTGAATTTCAGCCCACATTACAGGAATAAGGGCAGAAGCATCCATTTGCTGATAAACAGGATTTCCATCTGCATCTACTGCATCTTTTTCACCAGTATGTGCGTAGGCAGGAACTTCGTGAGCAATAAACATTGGGCGTTCTTCTGTTGCCCATTTCATTTTTCCCATATATACAGGAATAGAATCAATCAATGCACCGCTACCAGTTACAGGGCCACTAATGTCTTTTGCTCTGTAGTCAGAAGTTGTGTTGTAAACAGTTAAACCACCTGCTCGGTTATATGAAATAGAGCCTCTTGATGTAATTGCTGTTTCTGTATAAAACGTAGCAAAAATATTATTACCTGCGGTAGTGCTACTCCATACCGATAAAGTATCGGCAGTGGCGTTTAATTGTTTAGCAATAAGTGAAGATGAACCATTATTTTGCACTTGAATTGAACCGCCAGTTACACCACCAATAGTGCTCGTAGTCCCCACCAGCAAGTTACCGCTTGAGTCTATACGGGCACGTTCTGCAATAGCGCCACCATTTGCTCTGGTGTGCATCGCAAAGTAACTTGAGAAGTTGCCATCAGTAGCGTTTTCTTTGCCAATTGACCAACCACCCATACCTGCATAATCGCCAGCAGTATTGTATTTAAGCGCAACCAATGAACCCGATTGTGGAGAGGCGTTATAAGCACCTGTGCTGTTTAATTGGTTATTAAACTTAATGCTTCCATCAGTTGTTGTAGCACCTTGAACGTGTAGTGTTGCGTTTGCAGTTGTTAATCCAACCAACAAGTTACCGCTTGAGTCCAGCGTCATTGCCTGAGTAAAGGTAATGGCGTTACCCGCTGTGCCAGAGGCTGCGTTGAACCAAGCAAATCCACCTCCTCCAGTGGGAGAAATTAACATTTGAGATGATTGCCCCGTCACAATATATCTGTAATTGGTTCCATCGTAGTATGAATTCCAGCCAACAAGTGTTGTGCCACTTGAATTAGCAAAAGCTCCATTGTTTACCTGAAGAGCTTTGTAACCACTCCAAGCACTCGGAGTAACTCCCAAGCCCAAATTCCCTGAGCTATCAATCCTCATAGCCTCCGCACCACCTTCAGCAAAAGCAATCGTATCTGCGGCAGGAAAGAAGATGCCCGTGTTTGTGTCACCAGTTGTAGTAATAGCGGGGAGTGCTGCTGTTCCTGCTACAAAAGCCGCCCTCTGACTAGCATCCACAGTCACCGCAGTAGTCCCTGCCGTTTGTAGTTGCAATATGCCCGATGTGTCGGCAGTGGTGATTAGCCCACCTGATGTTGCGGCGTTGATTATGCTTGCCATGTTAATCTCCTGCCGCCTGTTGCAGCGGTGTTAAATCTTCTGTTGTCCAGAAGTCTTTAGCCAACATAATGACCAAATGTTCTTTGTTGCGTGATAGGCAATCTGCCCAATCTTCAGAAGTCATATCTTCTGGCTTACCGCCATTAATTAGGTTAACGCTGTCTAAACAAGCAGAGTAGTGTTTGGCAATTTGTTCTGCGGTTTGAGTTTCAATCATATTAATCCTTATGGATGTGATGCTTTGTATGCGTCAAATTCTGCTTTGAGTTCTTGAATAGCTGCAGTCAATGTAGCTACTAAGAATGAAACATCAATGCCTTGATACTGTGGGTTGCCTTCAGCGTCTACAGCATCCTTCTCACCAGCTACAGCATCAGGACAAACTTCAGCTAGTTCATGAGCAATGAAGCCTTCGCCATTTGAATTATCTGCGTTCCATTTGTAAGTGCAAGGCTTGAGCAATGCTACTTTTGCCAAAGCTCCTGTCATTGGGGTAATGGTGTTCTTTAGGCGATAGTCTGAGGATGTAGCGTAAGAGGTGGAAGAACCACTGGTAGATATTCTTCCGACATCGCCATTTCCATTAAAGAAAATAAGGTGATTTACACCGCTGGTTGTTGACCCAACACTAGACCTAGAAGCAACTCCAAGCGGATTAGAAAGTTGAATTCCCGATACGGATGCTGAGGGCGTAGCGGTACACCCCACAAACAAGTTACCGCTTGAGTCTATAACTTGCCGTGGATTCCCATCCCCATCAGACAGCACGATGTGGTTGCTTGCTGTGCGAATGTCTAGGCCGCCGCTGTTGCCAGAATAACCGCCAATAATTGTATTTTTAGAACCAGTTGTAATTACATTACCTGCGCTGTTACCAATAAAAGTGTTGACAGTTCCAGTTGTTACATCTCGACCAGCTTGGTATCCAAAATAAGTGTTAAATGCACCTGTTGTGTTATAACCAGCCTGATAGCCTACTGCCGTTTGTTGTGAGCCTGTGGTGTTGGATGTTAATGCTTGCATGCCAACCGCTGTGTTGTAATTACCTGTTGTGCTGACCCCCAGTGAGTCCGAACCAACAGCGGTATTACTTGCACCTGTTGTATTTGCTGGAAGAGCGTATTGACCCAGTGCAGTGTTGTTAGATGCCGTAGTATTGGCTTGCAAAGAATATCTACCAACAGCAGTATTTGACCCGCCAGTAGTGTTTGCCGTTAGTGCAGTTGACCCAACAGCGGTATTACTTGCGCCCGTTGTATTGGAATACCCAGCTTGATAACCTACAGCAGTGTTGTTAGATGCTGTGGTGTTGGAGGTGAGGGCTTGCTTGCCAACCGCCACATTGTTAATTCCAGAAGTGATTGCAGTAAGAGCAAACGCACCAACTGCCACATCGTCATAGTTTGTTGCACCACTACCACCTTTAGCAGCTTGATAACCTACAGCAGTGCTGTATGTATTGCCTGATGTGGTCATGCTGTAATTAGCTTGATAGCCAATAGAAGTCACACCTGTTGCGCCTGTTGCTGTGTATGAAGCCTGATAACCTACAGCAGTGTTGCTAGATGCTGTGGTGTTGGATACAAGTGCATCCTTGCCAACAGCTACATTTCTAATTCCAGATGTAACATTAAGTAACGCAAATGAACCTACAGCTACATCATCATAATTTGTAGACCCAGCAGCGCCTTTAGCGGCTTGATAACCTACAGCCGTACTGTATGTATTACCTGACGTAACATTATTCAAGTTTGCTTCAGTTCCAATTGAAACCATGCCTGATGCGTTTGCTGATGAGTATGACGCTCGGTAACCCACAGCAACGCTGTTGTTTCCTGTAGTGTTGGCTGCTAATGCTTGATAGCCAACGGCAAGATTTACGGAGCCAGTTGTATTAGCCGCCAAAGCACTAGCACCCACCGCAGTATTAGTAGCCACAGCACCACCACCACGACCTACTGTTAAGCCTTGGATAGAAGCACCGTTGGTGACTGTTAGGTTAGTAAACGCAGTAGAGCCAGAGGTTAGCGCCATCGTGCCTGATGTGGCAGGAAGATCAATAACTGTGCTCCCTGCAACGGCTGGCTCTTGTAGCGTAACGCTACCGCTTGTTGATCCAAGTAATACTAAGCTCATATCTGAACTCCTTTGTTATACGATTTTTTTATGTTCATAACACAACCCAGCGTGAGCCAGAACTAACCGTAACCACAACACCGCCACTCAAGGTGACTGGTCCAGATGACATGGCGCTTTGACCCGCCGCAATTGTGTAGCTTGTTGCCACTGTCTGGCTGTTAACAACGATACCGTTCGATGCTACTAATGCAGAAGATTGCAGTTCACCTGTTGAAGGTTTGTACAAAAGTTTAGCATTACCTGTATAGATTGTACTTGCAGTACCTGTTGTTGCATTAGCAAACAAAGGGTACAGATCAGTTGAAGTTGTTGTGTCGTTAGAAAGAGTTACTGATGTACCTGAAGAAACAGTAGCCCACGATGTATTTGTTCCATCTGTTGTGAGATACTTACCTGTATTAGCCGCTTGGCTAGGTGCAAGAGCATTAAATGCAGTATTAGCAGTTGTCTGCCCTGTACCACCATTAGCAATAGCTACTGTACCTGTAACATTACCTGCTGTACCTGTTGTATTTTGATTTAATGTTGGTATATCAGCGGCAACTACTGCTCTAAATGTTGGTACTCCAGCTGATCCATTAGGAGCCGCTAATACAAAATTTGCAGTCTTAGATGCATATGGGTTTTGTGTATCACCATATGAAGCCTCTAAACTAATTGCAGGAGTAGCACCACCACTAGACGCAACGGGAGATGTTCCTGTTACCGATGTAACTGTACCATTATTTGTGGCCGCAATAGTAATTGATCCTGCACCGTTTGTAACAGAGATACCTGTACCAGCTGTTATATTTGCTTTTTCCCACAAGCTTGTTGTTGTATTATAAACAAGGGTTTGTCCATTAGATGGGCTTTGAGCAGACACATTGTGTAACTCATCCATCTCATAACCGTTTTGAATCTTAACTTCAATAGTACCTTGAGTAGCATGACTATGTGTAACAATACCTACATACACTAAATGAATAGGTGCATAAGGTTTAACATTAGTATATGTACCAGCAGTAACTCCACTAAGATATAGTTGAGCACCATCAGAAAAAGCAGATGTATTTAAATTACTTACAACACCAATAATAACTACATAGCCGTTATTGTTGTTAGTAATGTCTGCCTGAACCATACCATAGGTTTGTGCTGAAGTAGCGTCACCTGTAGCAATGGCTTTAGAAACAAGAGCTTTATTACCTGATGCACCGCTAATATATACAACAGTACCTTTAGTAAGTGTTGCACCAGTCTCATTACGTACTTGACTAATTAATGTAGCAGTACTACCAGCAACACCCACAGATAAGTCTCTGACAGTACCTGTAGGACTAATTACTACGCTACCGTCTACTGATGTAATAGAGCTAATAGCATTATCCGCTAATGTACCTTGTGCGGCAGTAGCAAATGCTGTACTGTTTTGAGTAGACGCAGTACCTAATCCAGAGATGTCTGTATTAGATAAAGTAATTGCACCTGTACGACCAGCCACAGAAGTAACTAAGTTAGTCTGGTCAATCTTTTGCCATGTTGTACCGTTAAAAATAGCCCAGTCACCAATAACCCAGTCAGTTACACCATCAAGGTTAGTACTGCCTGAAGTAGATACTACATAGTATGTTCCTTGAGTACCTACACCTGAAGCAAGTGTTGGTGTGTTAGTAGATGCGTTCCATGTACCACCATATATAAGACCACCAGTAAGACTTACCCAAGTAGTATCATAGTTAGTGCTACTT